TCGATTGCTGCGATGCCTCTCGAATTAACTCGAACTCGTGCAGGTCGTATAGAAAAAATGCCTACACCTTCAGTTCTTCAACGCCCAAACGATAGACAGAATATGTTTGAGTTCGTTCATCAAACAATGGCAACTCTTGCTTTGCACGGCAACGCTTACATTTATGCACCGAAAGGTGCTAACGGTTTACCTGTAGAAATGCGAAATATCCACCCACACGCAATCAAAAAAATTACTTACGCAGACACAGACACAATTTATGATCTCGGCAAAGTTCAATACACAAGTAAAGACATTCGTTCAATTCACTGGCTGATCTTACCGAATCAGGTGCGAGGAGTTTCACCGATTGAAACAATGCGAAACACAATCGGTATGGGTTTAGCAATGGACAGATTCTTGGCACAGTTCTATGGTGAAGGCGCAACACCATCATCGGTTCTAGAAACAGATGGTGCGCTAACACCTGATCAGGCACGACAGATTCGTGATTCGTGGGAGGAAGCACATTACAAACATCGAAAGCCGGCTGTTCTGCAAGGTGGTTTGAAGTGGCGACCAATAACAACTAGCGCAGCCGATATGCAAATGTTGGAACACAAAGAATCAATCATTCGTGATATCGCCCGTGTGTATCGCATACCCCTTCACTTAATTATCGGAACAGGTGGTGACAGTCAGACCTATCAGAACCTCGAAGCAGTCGGTTCAGCGTTCTATCAATATACGCTTCTTGGCTGGGTTCGCCGTCTTGAAACAGCGTTCAGCGAAATGTTGCCGATCAATCAACAAGTTCGTTTCAATGCTTCAGAGTTCTTGCGAGCCGACCTGATGACCCGTGTTAAAGCACAACAAACTCAAATCTTGTCTGGCACATTGACACCGAACGAAGCACGAGAAATAGAAAATCGTGAACCATATGAAGGTGGCGATCAGTTTGTTGCGCCTTCATCAACACCTGTCATCGGCAACGATGCGATACCGCCAGAAAAGTAGTTATGAAAACAACACAAGTTACCGTAAGCACTACACCAACTTTGATAGTTAATGAAGATGACCAAAACCGTTACATATATTTGCAGATAGTAGATAGCGCAACCGTATATGTTGGTGACAGCACAGTGACTACTTCAAATGGAATGCCTCTTGAAAAACATAGCGCACCACACGAATTTTTTTTACCGATTAAACAAAAAATGTATGGGGTAGTAACTGCTCAAGTTGGAACAGCCGACTTGCGTATTTTGACTCCAGATGTGGATTAGTTATGCCATATGAAGTAATTATGAACGCAGAGAACTGTGATGGACACGCAGTAGTCAAGGTCGGTTCAATGATTGCTGTTGATGGTGGTTGCCACGCTACACATCAAGAAGCAATAGATCAGATGACGGCATTGAATATCGCTACAGCAGATGAGCAAAGTAAACGAAACGATGAAATGATCGTTGCTATAGATCAGGCAATCAATTTGTTGATTCAAGCAAAGATGCCTTACGAATCTGAAGAAGAAGGTGAAGAAGATGAAGATGAAGATGAAGATGAAGAAGATGAAGGCGAAATGGAAATTAATGAATACAGGGCAGTTGATTTGTCTGCACCTGCGTTTATGCGAGCATCAGCAAAAAGAGGATTGGCATTACACGAACAAGGTTTCTCCGGTGATGGCTTAGTTCCACAAACAGTCGAAGATGCTCGAAAGATGGCAGCAGGTACGGTGACGGAAGCAAAATGGCGCAAAATATCGCCTTGGATTTCACGCCATATTGTTGATCTAGATGCTGTACAGGGTGACGAAATAACAGCAGGTTTGGTGGCGATGTTGTTGTGGGGCGGTGGTTCAAGTAAAGCGAGCGCACGAAGGGCGCAAGCATATGCAGATCGAATTATTAACCAACTCGATGATGAAAAACGAGCCCCTGCACCCAAAAAAGATCAGATTAAAGGCAGCGACACTAATCCGGAAGGTTCAGCACAAGGTAAAACAGGTGGCATTGTAATTAGTGAAGAAACAGAAACCGCTTTACAAAACAAGGTCACAGAACATAATGATGAAATGAAACAACGAAATCGCCCTGTTTGGACACGAACAACTATGGGTGCTGTCAAGGCTGTCTATCGGCGTGGGGCAGGTGCGTTCTCAACATCGCATAGACCGAATGTTGGAAGGGCTCAATGGGCGATGGCGAGAGTAAACGCCTTCTTGTATCTCGTCAAAACAGGCGCACCGGCAAACAAAGCGTATGTTACTGACAATGATTTGCTTCACCCTGAACACCCGAAGTATTCCGAAAGTGGAAAAGATAAGTAACATAAACTAATGTGAGGTAACTATGGCTGAACTAATAAACTGGATTGCAAAACCGATTGACGAAAAGCGATCTATCGCATACAGCAATCTTGAAGTTCGTGCCGAAGGAGAAGGCAACACACTTGTTGGATATGCAGCAGTTTTTGATTCACCTTCAGAACCAATGCCATTTATCGAATATGTGAAACGGGGGGCGTTCTCAAAAACTTTGAACGATGGCGCAGATGTTCGATTGCTAATTGATCACGAAGGAGTCCCTTTGGCTCGTTCAAAATCTGGCACATTGGCACTTGAAGAAGATGATCGTGGTTTGCGTGTAGAGGCAGAACTTGACCCAACCAACCCTGATGCTGCTCGTATCATTTCAGCGATGAAGCGTGGCGACCTAAATCAGATGAGTTTTGCTTTCAGAACTATCAAGGATAATTGGTCAGATGATCGTTCGGTTCGTGAACTTCGAGAGGTTCAATTATTTGATGTGAGCGTTGTTACTTTCCCTGCGTATGAGGAAACGGTTGCTGAGTTGCGTAGCGCACAAGCACCTGCTACTATCGCACCGACTTCAAAATTGCTATTGCGTAAATCGCAAATTGCAGTTGAGAAGTTACGCAGCCGTTAAACAGCCGACCAATTCGGTCACTGGTTTTATCACTCGGACAAAACATAAACCGATTGACCATTGGAGGTCATAATGTCATTCAGCAACACACTTATTGAAAAGCGTGACGCTGCACTTGCAAAAGCTGAAGCAATCGTTTCAGCAGCAACAGCAGATGCACGAGAACTTACAGTTGAAGAAGATGCAGATATAACAGCATCACTCGCTGAGGTTCGTTCACTTGATGAACAAATTGAAAAGCACATTGAACTTGAAAAGCGTTCAGCAGAAGCAGCAGAACTTCGCAAGGAAAAGAAGTTTGATGTTGCAGTTGGTGGTTCAGTCGTAAAATCTGAGGCTCGCACCTACTCACCACAAGCAGAAACATCGTTCATTCGTGACGCTTATGCAGCACAATTTAATAACGACTACTCAGCACAGCAGCGTCTTGCTCGTCATATGAATGAGGAAAAGATTGAACGCCGTGATGTAACAAGCGCAAACTTTGCAGGTTTGATCGTGCCACAGTTCTTGACCGAACTTGCCGCACCGTTCGCTCGTGCAGGTCGCCCGTTCCTTGATGTTGCTCGAAAGCATCAGTTGCCAGAGTCAGGTTTAACAATCTCGATCTCAAAGGTTACAACTGGTTCAGCAACAGCAGTTCAAACTGAAGGTTCAGCCGTTCAAGAAACCAATATGGACGACACGAAACTTGATGTTTCGGTTGTTACTGTTGCAGGTCAGCAGAATGTCAGCCGTCAAAGCATTGAGCGTGGCACGAACATTGACAGTCTTGTAATGGCTGATCTTGTTTCGGCATACCACACAAACCTTGATTCATTGTTTGTAACAACATCAGCAACATCACTTACAAATGTGATCACGCAAGTAGTTACCTACACAGACGCTTCGCCAAGCGTTGCAGAGTTGTACCCAAAATTGGCTGACTGTGTTCAGCGTATTCAGACCAACTTCTTTGCTGGCCCGAACTTTATTCTGATGCACCCACGCCGCCTTGCTTTCATCTTGGCTGCTGTTGATGGTCAGAACCGACCACTTGCTGTGCCTGTGCCGAACTTCAACGGTCAGCCAGCATTTGCTTCGGGCAACGGCGCACCTGTGTATGGCAATTCGGGCTACACCATTCTTGGTTTGCCTGTCATCACAGATGCGAATGTCATCACAACAAACGGTGCAGGTGCAAACGAAGATGTCATCATTCTCGGCAACACCCAAGAAGCCCACTTGTGGGAACAGGGTGCAGGCGAACCGATGATGCTTCGCTTCGAGCAACCAAAAGCAGCCGAACTCGATCTTACAATGATCGTTTACGGTTACAGCGCATTCACCGCAAATCGTTACCCAAATGCTTTCGCTCTTGTCGGCGGAACTGGATTGGTAACACCAACCTTCTAAGGTTGTTGAAACTGAATTGTTGTAAGGTTGCTGATATCCTTCGGGGTATCAGCAACCTTCAACTATTTATGGGGTCTTTATGAGTAAAATGATTGACGCACTTCTTACAGAGCGAGCAGGTTATGAACGCAGAGGTTTGAAAGACCGTGTGAAAGCGGTTGATGCTGCGTTGCGTGAACTTGGTTTTGACAACAAATATGTGCCTGAGATTGAGGTTGCTTCGGTTGAGCCTGAGGTTGAAAAGTCTGTATTGAAGCGTGGCAAGAAAAAGAAAGCCTAACTAATGGCTATTACAAACGGTTACTGCACTTTGGCAGAATTAAAATCTGCTCTCAGAATTACTGACAGCACCGATGACACGCTGCTTGAGAATGCTATTGAATCTGCCTCTCGGCGCATTGATGGTTATTGTGGCAGGTTCTTTTACAAGACTTCACAGACTGCTGTTCCAATGTACCCATATAACGAATATCTTTTAGACTTCGGCAGAGATGTAGCGAACACGAGCGTCACAATCAAGATTGACACAAACGGTGATGGAACTTATGTAACGACCTTAACGCAGGGTGTGGACTATGTTTTGCAACCTCGAAATGTGCCGATCTACACACGCCCATATGAATCGGCTCGTATGGTCGGGGGGGCAACATTCCCTCTATACACAACACCATCATTCGAGACTGTTCAAGTAACAGCTCAATGGGGCTGGGAAAGTATCCCTGACGATGTGAACCAAGCGTGTATCTTGCTTTCAATGAGACAGTTTGCACGATTGAACGCTGCGCTTGGTGTTGTCGGTTTTGCAGATATGGCTATCACGGTGCGAGCAATTGACCCTGATGTTCGTGACCTACTTTCACAATATCGCCGTTTCGGAATCGCTTAATGGCAGCAACAGTTTCACAGGTCGCTACCGGATTGGCTGCAAGACTTGCCACTATTACAGGACTTCGCACTTCCACTTATCAACCTGAACAATTAAACCCACCTATGGGTTTTCCTGTTTTGAACCGTATTGAATATCACAGAGCATTTCAAGGTGGCGATGTAGTTATGGATTGGAGTGTGTTTGTAATCGTTGGCAGATACACAGACAGAAACGCCTTTGCAACCCTTGACGGGTATCTTTCTTATTCGGGTGCAACAAGTGTTCGTGCTGCAATTGAAGGCGACAAGACGCTAGGTGGCGTGTGTCGAACTTTGGTGCTACCATCGGGTGCGAACATTACAAGTTTAAGTTCTGCTGACGCAGAGTTTTTACAAATACAGTTCCAAGTAACAGTTCACGGATAGGACAACAAATGGCAAACTATAAAATCATCAGTGAAAATTGCACACTCGGCGCACAAGGTTCAAACATTTCAGGTGACGATCTTGAAGGTGTGAATGTTGATGCTCTTATCGAAGGTGGACATTTGGCTGAAGTTAATGTTAAAGTTTCCAAACAAGAACCAAAAGAAAGTGACAAATAATTATGGCAGTTTTAGTTTTGACAGATGCTTCAATCACAATCAACAGCATTGCGCTGGGCGATCACTCGAACACAGTTACGCTCAATTACGAAAAGGACAGCGTTGAAGTAACAGCTTTCGGAATGACAGGTCACAAGTTCACAGGTGGTTTGCAGAACAACTCGATTGATATTGATTTGATGCAAGATTTCGCAGCAGCAAATGTTGAAGCAACTATCTTCCCTCTCGTTGGAACACAAACAACTGTTGTTATCAAACCAACTTCGGGTGCTGTAAGCGCAACAAACCCAAGCTATACACTCACTGATTGCTTTCTTGCCTCGCATAGCCCTGTGGCTGGTGCTGTAGGCGAGCTAGCGATGACCAGTCTTAGCTTTACTGGCGGAGTTTTAACAAAGGCAACTGCTTAATAAACAAAAATTAGAAGGAGATCACAATGAAAATTGCGTTAAAAGTTGAATATCTAGACGGAACGATTGAGCCTGTAGAGGCAGTGTTTGCTGACTTTGTGGGTTTTGAGCGAACTTGGCAGCGTAGTGTTGTGCGTCTTGAAACAGAGATGCGTTTAACCGATCTTGCTTGGCTTGCTTGGTCTGCTCTTTCTCATCGAGGTAAAACTAAATTGAAGTTTGACCCTGATTGGATTACGACAGTTGCTCAGGTTACGCCAGCAGATGACGATGGTGATTCCCCAAAAGAATAAAGTTTGGTGACGATTCAGCGCATTGGCTAATCGCTCACCTAGCGCACGAGTATCATATTGCGCCATCTTTGCTTCTGAATGAGAGCGAAGAAATGCTTGAAACGATGTTGGCGTATCAACGATGGCTTGTTAAGCAGGCGAACCGTAAGCGCAGATAGTTGTATGATGTGCGCCTATGGCAAGCGAAATCAAGTTCTATGGTGTGAATGAAACACTGTTCTATCTCAAAAACTATGAGAAAGAATTGTTCGATCAGTTCAAGAAACAATTACAAGATAAGGCTGAACCATTAACTAAACTTGTTGCTAGTCGGTTTCCTACTACAGCACCATTATCAAATTGGCATACCTCAGGTGGTCGTGTCGGTGTAGCCAGATTGCCGGCATATAAACCTTCTCAAAGTTCAGTAAAAGCAATCTCAGGTGGTTTTCAAAGAAAGACTGCCAAAGGAGAATATGCGATTTTGCGAATTGAACAAAAAGATGGTGGCGCACAAGTTTATGATTCTGCGGGTTCAAATTTGAAAGGAAAACTTGGTGCAGGTTCTACACGAGGTGAAAGATTTGTAGCGAACTTAGATAAAAAACAAGAATCAGTTAGATCAATAGGTGGTAAAACATATCGTTCTCGTATTATGTTCGGCGCAGTTAAAAACAATCAGCATATGATTGAAGAAGCAGTGTTAAAAGTTGTTAAAGAAGTTGATGGTTACACCACAAAACGAATTAACGACCCACGATCTAAATAAAGGTAAAAAATGGCTGTTGGTATAAATATCATTTCAGATTTCGATACAAAAGGAATATCGAAAGCGATCCAAGAGTTTTCAAGACTGGAAACAGCCAGCGAAAAAGCACAATTTGCTTTGAAGAAAGCAGCGTTACCGGCAGCAGCAGCGTTGGCTGGTATCGCTACAGCAGCAGGGTTTGCTGTTAAAGCAGCGATTGAAGATCAGGCAGAACAAGCCAAACTTGCTCAAGTATTGAATCAAGTGACCGGTGCAACCAAAACACAAATTGCTGAAGTCGAAAAACAAATCAGTTCGTTCACCAAAGTCAGTACCTTCACCGATAGTGAGTTGCGACCAGCATTAGCGAATCTTGTGCAAGGCACAAAAGATGTTACTGAGTCACAAAAACTTTTGGCTTTGGCAATGGATATTGCTGTCGCTACAGGCACACCGCTAATAGCTGTAACAGATGCGTTGGCAAAAGCCGAAAACGGGAATCTGATGGCGTTGAAAAAACTTACGCCAGCGGTAACGGAAAACATTAAAGAAGGTGCATCGTTAGATCAGATTTACCAACAACTGACCGCTACTTTTGGTGGTGCTGCTGTTGATGCAACAAAAACAACTGCTGGTCAATTTGCGTTATTAAAAAATAGTGCCGATGAATTGAAAGAAAGTTTCGGCGCAACTTTGCTTCCGGTTGTGAATCTTTTGATTCCTGTTCTTCAAAACTTGGTCGGGGTTGTAGAAAATAATCAATTTATTTTCGGTATTTTTGCTGCTGCGGTATCGGTTTTGTCTGGCGCAATTTTGTTAGCAAATGGTTATTTGAAACTTAATGCTGCTTATCAAGCGATAATGAAAATTGAAACTGTTAAAAATATGTTGGCAACACAGGCAGCAACAGCGATTCAAACAGGTTTCGCTACAGCAACAGGTTTGGCGGTTAAAGGTTTGGGTTTCTTGGCTGCTGCACTTATAGCGCAAACTGCTTGGAATAGTTTTAGTGGTAAGGCACGAGAAGCAGATGAAAACTTGAAGAAGTTGATTATTACGACTTCAAATTTTGGGAAACAAGGTGGAACGACCACAGAGGATATTGTCAAGGATTTTACTGCGATGGCTGGTCATATTGCTTCGCAAGTAGATTTGACAGGAGCATTATTAGGTAAGCGTTTAGGCAAAGAGTTCACTTTGCTTGCTGATGGTGCAGAAATAGATATCGAACATTTAGATCAGGCGTTTAGTGATGTTGCTGCGAAGTCACCTGAGTATGCACAGAAAATTGTTGATGCTTTACGAGCGCAAGCAGCAGCGACACCAACGAATCTTAGGGCTTATCGTGATTTGACTGATGCCGCAAACCGGTATCAGAAACAACTTGATTTGACTACGAATGCCCAAAATGCTTTGAATGGTGCTGTATCAGGTTTGTCTTTTTCTAAAACAAGTGCAGGTTTTAGGTCTGCAAGCGCACACAGTTTGGAGTTCACAGCAAGAATGAAGGGTGCTGCAAATATGCAAGACTTCTTCAATAAACAAGCATCTGCTGGTGGGGGGACTGTTGAAACTGCTGCACAAAAACTGAGCAAATATATTGATGCACTTCAAGGTGTCACATCTGCACAACGATCAGTTCGTGATGCGACTAAGAGTGTTGATGGTGCAACTAAGTCGTATCGTGAAGCGATTGCTGCTACTGCTAAAGCACAAGAAAACTTTAATAAAATAAGTAAAGGTTTTGCTTCTAACAGTAAAGAAGTTCTGACACAAACTAGAGAAGTCGCTGATGCTCAACGAAGTCTTGTCAAAGCGAATATCGCTGCTGCCGATAGTGTTCAAGCAATTAAAAACGCTGAAGAAGCGTTACAAAAATTGCGTGAAAAAGTTGATCCGTTCGATATTGAATCCGGTGAAATTAAATTAGAAAAAGCAAAATTCGATGTTGAAGAAGCAAATTTTGCTGTTATTACTGCCGAGAAAGAACTTGCCGATTTAAGAAAAGACCCTGAAGCATCAGCGCAGGCAATTCGAGAAGCCGAAATCAGGTTGGCTGAATCGAAATTCAATGTTCGTGACGCAATCAAATCTGTTAAAGATGCCGAAAAAGAATTGGTTAAACTTCGCACAGACACTCCGACACTTCAGGAAATTGCCGCTGCCGAACGGGCTGTGGCTGATGCGAAATTGGCTGCTGAAGATGCTGCTATTGCTCAGGCTGATGCTCAAACAAAAGTTAATAAAGAACAACAGAAGTTGAATGAACTTGTTAATGGTGCGACTATTGGTAGCGATGCTTATACGGAAGCATTGAAAGAGTTGCGTGATGCTGAGCAAGCAGAGAAAGACGCAGCCGAAGCACGAGTTATTGCTTATGAGCGTTTGGCTGATGCGACTAGGGATTTAGCGAGAGCGGAGAAAGAACGCCGTGAAGCAGCAAAAGGTGTGTCGGCAAAAGATCGTGCCACAGCAGAGGCAGATCAGGTCGTTGTTGTTCCTAATTTGTCCGGCGTAGGTGGCGGTGATGGCGGTTTTGATTTTGGTTTTGGTGTAGTTACACCTGATGATCTAAAAAACATTCGTGTTCCTTCACTCGAAGAATTATTGGGTGGCGGTATCGGTGTGTTCGCTAATGGTGGCGTTGTCACTAAAGCGATGCTCGGTCTTGTCGGTGAAGCAGGCGCAGAGGCAATCATTCCTCTTGACCGTATGGGTTCATTCGGTAGCACTTACAACATTCAAGTTACGGCTGGTATGGGTGCTGACGGTAAAGATATCGGAACACAGATCGTGAACGCTTTGAAGCGTTATGAGCGAACAAACGGTGCTTTACCTTTGACGGTGGCATAAATGGCTACCACTCTCGCATCAGGCGAGCAAATTACTGTTCTTGCTGAAGTAGGTTTCATCACTAACTTCTTCGTCCTTGACGATGCCGAAGCAGGCGTTCTAGATAATACTGAGTTTGTTCTTGACGGCAACCTTGAAGGCGTGGACATTACCGAATACTGCCAAGAGGTTTCGATTACTCGTGGCAGACAAGATCAATTTGCACAATTTAACGCAGGACAATGCGCTATTAAATTGGTGAATAACGACAGACGCTTTGACCCGATTAACGAGGATTCACCTTATTGGGATACTGCTGCTGGGCGTTCCGGTGTTGTGCCACGCCGTAAAGTGACGATCACTTCAGGCGCAAACTATTTGTTCACGGGTCGCATCACCGATATAGATGTTGTTTATGATTACAACTTAAG